AAGGCGGGTTGCACTGTTTGTGCCGTTACCCAGAATCAAGTCGCCCGTTGTGGTAATGGGGGACAAGGCATTGAACGCCGCGCCTGCTGTTGTCTGACCAGTGCCGCCGTTTGCAATTGCAAGCGTTCCAGCCACTGTTACAGCGCCTGAAGTTGCTGTAGCAGGGGTAAGGCCAGTCGAGCCAAAAGAAATAGTTGTGACAGGAGCAACCGTGGCAGAAGAAGCCAGCAAGGTCACCACACCAGAACTATTCTTGGCGTACAACTTCATGTCGGCGATGTTGAGACCCAACTCACCATTGACAAGGTTTCCCGCAGAGGGAACGGCAGAAGCCGTATTGCTGTAATACAGCGAAATTGGGGTGAAATTTATTGCCGCCATTAGAAGGTTCCTCCTGAGATACCGCCAGTTGTGCCTGTTCCAACAGTCAGCACGCTTGTGGATGAATTATAAGAAAGGTTTGCAGATTGAGCCAGTACGCTAGTGCTTGAGGCAAACAGCACCCCATCCGCCGTGTATGACGACAAATTGGTTCCGCCGTTGGCAACAGGCAGGACGCCAGTGACACCAGTGGTCAGCGGGAGACTGGCTCCTTGAGACAAGTTATAGGTATCACCAACTTGAATTTCTTCAATTGAAGTACCATCAATTACGAGTGGGTATCGTGCCGTCATTTTCTATTCCTCAAAATAAAGCAACATTGACTATGGTTACGCCGTCATGCAACAAAACAGGCAAGAAGCCACTTGCAACTGAAATTTGTACCACAGAAGCATTGTGTAAAACAACTGGCAAATATGTGGGATTCAACTGCCAAGCGGGTAAAGACCCCGTTGACTTCAACACCTGACCAGACGTTCCGATTGGCAACTTTGTCAGTGTCGTAGAGCCAGTGGCATAAAGCAAGTCGCCAGCGGTATATGACGTAATGTTTGTGCCGCCCAAGTTTACAGGGACAGTAGTCAGCGAGATGACTGTGCCAGTGACGTTAATTGGCGCTGTTCCTGTATAGATTTGCGATGCGCTGACCTGCGCAAAAGTGATGTTGGTCGTGCCAAATACAATCACGCCCTGCGTGTTGCAGGTGTAGGTCTCGCCAGCACCAGTAGTGCCTTGTTGGACAAAGAAAGTTGAGCCTTCGCTTAACGTGGTTGGCCCAGCAATCCCGTATGTATTGGTATCAGAAGAGCGAGTTAAAACCCAGTTTGTCGAGCCAGAACCTACGCTAGTCACCACATAAACGCCGTTTTGAGTGGCGTTTGTTTGCGTGTAAACCAGAACACGGTCGCTAACCGAAAGGGTGACTCCATCAATCACCAAGGCGGCTTGTGTGCCTGCGTTGGTCAATGTAGCGCCAACACCGTCTCCAGCCCCGCCCGGTTGGTTGTAAGTTGCATTCAGCGGAGTTGGAGACTCAACACGCACTGGCGCATGGAAGTGGATGCCAGTAGCCACAAGACCGTCTACATATTGCTTGGTAGCTAACTGCAATGCCGTTGTTGGGTCTTGCGTCACAGCAACTGAAGTCAACCCGCCCAAGGTAAGGCTTGAACCGCCCAGAGCAATTGCAGTTGTTCCAACAGTCACAGACGAATTGGTAAGACTTCCGTTGCCAATGTTGGTCAAGGTGTTATTTGAACCGCTGATTGTTTTGTTGGTCAGCGTCTGAGCCGCGTTATTTGTGGTGACCGTGTCTGAAACAACTTGGGCAGAAGCCATGTTGAACGCGCCACCAGTGATTGTTTTACTGGTAAATGTCAACGAAGATGGCAACGACAAAACTGGCGTCTGACCGCCAGTGGAATCTATTTCATTGGCTGTGCCAGTTACAGAGGTCACCGCACCAATCGCAGTTGCGGAAATTGCGGTGTCCGCAATAGAGGTAATTTGACCTTGCGCGTTTACCGTAAAAGCTGGAACTTGAGATGAAGAGCCGTAAGTCCCAGCGGATACACCGCTATTGGCAATTGAAATCGTACCTGTGGAGGTGATTGGCCCTCCCGTCAAGCCAGTCCCAGTTGCAACCGAAGTCACGCCAGAACCAGCGGCAATGGTTTGCCAACTACCGTTTATGTAACCCTCAAACAGCGCAAATGTAGTGCTGTACCGCAACATTCCGTTTGCTGGGGTTACGGGGCGGTCTGCTGTTGCGCCAGCAGGAACCAACACGTTTGACGCACCGGGCAACTGTGGGTTGTTGGCAATTGAAATTTGGGGCGTGGTTGATGAATTTACAACCGTAATCTGATTGGACGTTCCGCTCACAGAAGTGACCGTACCGTCACCTTGACCGAAGTTGTACCAGTTTCCGCTTTGGAAACCTTGAAAACGAGCGGTGGTGGTGTTGTAGCGAATCTGACCACCAAAGCCAACGGGTAGCTGTCCAGTCGTTCCAGTAGGTACAGCCATCGCGCCAGTGCCGGGCAACACCACGTTGTCAGCAATTGAAATTGTTGGGTTACCAGACTGACCATCACCGTTTACAAGATTGACTTGACTAGCAGTGCCTGTAATTGTGCGAGGGCTAAGACCAGTCCCGCCAATTAACGCCACCATCCCAGAACCGCTCAAGTTGGCAAGCGATGCAGGCAAACCGTCCAAAGCAACTGTTGGGTTGCCAGAAACGCCATCTCCGTTAGAAACGGACAGACCAGCACCAGAAGAGGCTACAGAACGCCCCGTAATGGCTGTAGAAGACGTTTTAACCTGAATCCCAGCACCAGAGTTCACCAAGGACAATAAAGCGCCTGTGGTGCTGATATTGAAAAGTCCTTGAGCGCCACCGTCAGTGGTCACCAAACCATTGGTTGCGCCAACATAACGGCTGTTGGGCAACTGAGGGGTTTGGCTGACGGTCAGGTATGTGTAGGTCTGCGTTGGCGAGTTTGCAATCGCGCCCGTGGTTGTTTGAACCGTTACGCCGTTTTGGACAATAGGTACAGACTCAGCGCCAGTGATAGCACCAGCGGCTGGGAGTTGGAGTATGGAAACTTGTGCTGACATTTATGTACTCGTATTGTCTGGGGGGTTAGGAGCAATCGTATCCTTATTCCCTGTGTTGGTCGGAGTTTGAGTGTTTTGTTCGGTCGAAATCTGGAACTGGCTTGAGCCGTCCATGTTCTGGCTTCCAGTCATCAGGAAGTTGTCGTTAGCCGCAACACTCACATCAGGGCGTGCAAACCGAAGGTTAATCCTTTCGGTTTTCCGTGCCGCCAAACGGTAGGGGTCAAGCGTGTCCCAGCACCCGTCGCCACAGACGCGAAGACCGGGTGAATTCCCATCAGGTCTCAGATTCACATACGGCTTCTTCATCTTGCACCTATCGCACACCGCGATAGCAAGTGAAGTCAGTCCCGTTGTGTCCAAGAAAATAGGCATCCGTTACCTCGTGTAGACGGAAATGTTAGGGGCGAAGTAAATCGGCGACTTGTCGCGCTCTTCTTGCTCCGCTTCGTACAGGTACTTCTCAGCCATCTTTTCCAGATAGCCGACCCTGTCCATCGCTACTTGAGGGAGTTCGAGGCTCATACGGTGAGCCAGCATGAACACTACAGCCTCGTACCAGCGCTGGGGAATCTGTAGTTCGTCAGTCAAAGCGCCCACGTCCATGATTTGGCTGGAGTACCACACAGTCATCTGCACAAATGCGTTACTGGGGGTAGGCCATAGATAAATCGTTGGATTAGGAATCGTGCGGTCGAACCAAAATTGATAGGGTTGGTTCGCTGTAAAGTTCTTGTTAGGCAGGTTGGTGTAGTCATCGCGGTTTAGGCGAGACATCATCACTTCGGTGCTGTTATTGCCGATATACCACTCACGCAGGGCTAAAGTAGTCCCGCCAGAGGCAACGATGCGGTAAAACGGCACGTTTTGACCGGGGTCTATATCCGTCCACACCCATGTGTTGTCGGTCACTGCGACCGCTCCAAGGTTCTCCAACGTGGTGTAAGTTACCCCGTCAGACGAGTATTGGAGCGAAATATTCCACGTTGCTGACCCACCGCCTGCAATGTAGGGCAAAAACCCAATAGAGCCTGCATAGATGGGATTTGACGTCCCGTAATTGACCGTGAAGTTCCCATTTGCAGAAGTCTGCTGGGTGTAGGTTTCAATGTTGCCGTCGTAGAGGTTTGCGACCACACCGCCTGCGGATGAGGTATATGCCCCATCAGGGCGCGTCATCGTGCGATACAGCACGTTAAGCGTGTCTACAGCCCCGTCAGGCAGGGTGTAGCGGTATTTGTCTGGGGTGAGTCCGATGACCTCTTTTTGGATAGCCCAATACT